GTTAGGATTGATATTCTTCCGTAAGAAAGAATCTAATGCACGTCCGTATATAGGACTTCCTGATGACTTTGCTATTTATGCAGTATCGCAAGGTCAGTATCGATTTAGGCATCGTGATCATAGTAGTGTTTCAAAATATGAATATCAAAAGCGACAGCTATAAAATAGGGGCGATGGGTGAGAACACAATTATTATGCACATTTGCACATAGAAAAGACTTAGACTTGATAGTCGATTATATATCAAACGCTTACACAGTATCAGAGCGTCGTATGTTTGTGTTCTCCGATCGAGACAATCCATCCGATCTTTATGTTACATACAATGTTCAGCCAGCCGATTATCGTAAGACTCCGAACACCATAATGATTCATCGCAAAAAAGAAACAAATACATTGTATTCGGTGAATGCATTGAATGCTGTTATAAAAGAATGCAACAACGGAATCTTAGATAAAACATTTGTGATTCCTTGGAATAACTATCGTAATTCTCTTATATTAGCAGATGGAGATGATGTACGTCATATTCATTTAGAAATGGTTCGGCGAATCAATCTTTGATCATATTTATACAAAAGAGACACCTATGGCATCGATGAATGTAAAATTAGATACAAATAAAGTACAAACACTTTATCAAGCTATTGATTCTTATATCGAAGCAGCGGCACGAGAAGGAAACCAAGATACATTGTCTGGATTATATGACATGTTTAAGGATAATGATTACGCGGATGAAATCGAACCTATGCTGGAATCTAAACATGCGAATAAGCCTCTATTGAAGGAATTCAAAAGAATTGGTGGATCTAAATAAGATATCCGAATGAAATTAACAAA